TGATTGAAGGTGGTAAACTTAAAAACGGACTTACTTCTAAAGTATTAAGCGAATCATTTAGTATAGATGATTCTACCTATGATGATGCTAGAGATACTTTTAAAGAGGTGGTAAAAAATAAAAGAGACCAAAAGAAAATATCAACACTTAAATCAGAATTAGGTAAGGATACTCTAATGGCCATGGGACTTGGTAGAGGTTTAACTAAGAAAAGTGGTAGAGGAACAGTTAAATTATCATCAGATAACTTATACAGAGGGTTTCTATTATCAATGGCAGATAATCCAGATAGACAAGATGAATTTAAGGAAGAGTGGGAAAACGCAAGAAAAGTTGGAAATTCTGATGAATTTAGATTAGCTGGTAAGGGCCAAAAAGGTATGATATCTTACCTAATAAATAAAGGACTTATATCTGATTCTGTATTAAACGATAGGAAAATGTCTAAGGTGTTCAATAACGCACTAAAAGAAATCTACGATGAAGCTTCAGATAGATATATTTTAGTAGATTAAATACGGAGAGGATGAGTGAGAACGCAATTATTATGTAGCTTTACCGATGAGAATTCATTTGAGGGGTTATTAGAAACTATATTTAAAAAGCATGAAATATTCAGTAGAAAGATATTCATATTAAAGTTAGACCCTTCCAAAGAATTGGTGATAAGTTATAATATAATACCAAATGCAGATTCAGAGTTTTTACCAAGTACTATAATGGTACATCGAAAGCAGGAAAGTAACACGATATACACTATTAATTCATTAAACAGTTTGATATTAGACTTAAACAATGGTAAAGTAGATAACGAATACCAAGTAGATTGGCAGAATTACAAAAATTCAATGATTCTTACTGATGGAGATGGGTATAAAGTAATGAAGACACATCTTTTCAGAATAATAAACGTTAATTAAATAGAACTATATGGGCATAGATAAATCAGAATGGTCTAAATGTATATATTGTAAAGACACAATCCCAGTGAATTTACCTCTTAAAAAAATATGTTTAAAGTGTTTGGGTAACGGTATAAAAAAATAAATTAAAAAAAACAACAAAACATTAGGAATATCCGAATTAATGTTGTATATTTACAAAGTAATGATTGAGGGATGTATTCCCCAATCGTTGCTGATGTATTACTTATTGGTTATTTAGAATCAGCGTAACGTTCGCTCTTAGTAAAATAAATAACCGGTGGTTTTAAATCCACTATAAAAAATTAAGACCAGGTCAACGTATGGGTTTAAATTAACGTTGAAAAATAATAAATGAAATATAATTAGGAAATTAGAAATAGTTTTCGTATATTTGTTTAAATAATAATAATTAATAACTAAAAACATAGTAAATTATGGCAATTGATTTAGATGCAATTCGAAACAGACTAGACAGTCTACAAACAAAGGTAACAAAAACAGATAACCTTTGGAAGCCGAAGCCCGGCAAACAGCAAGTAAGAATAGTACCTTACATCCACAACGAATCCAATCCGTTTATTGAACTTTTCTTCCATTATGGTTTTGGTGGTAAGAATATTCTTTCACCCCAAACACATGGTGAAGCAGACCCATTAGTAGAGTTCGCTCAACAACTAAAGGCGACTGGTGATAGAAACGATTGGAATTTATCAAAAGATTTAACACCTAAGATGAGAACTTATGTTCCCGTTGTAGTTCGTGGTGAAGAATCAGAAGGAGTTAAGTTTTGGGGATTCGGTAAAACCGTATATCAAGAACTACTTGCTTTCTTTGCAGACCCAGATTATGGTGATTTAACAGACCCAGTTAGTGGTAGAGATATCACAGTTGAGTTTAAGACAGCAAAGGAATTAGGTAAGAACTATCCTGAAACTTATATCAGAGTTAAACCAAATCAAACACCTATCTCAGAAGATAAGAATGTTTTGGCAATGTTGAAGGACCAAATTGAGTTACCTTCAATGTTCAAAAAATATGATTATGATGAAATGAAAGGTTTGTTGGAAACTTGGATGGAAACTGGGAAAGTTGGTGAAGATGCTGAATCTGAAACTCAACCTACTCAAACAGAATCACCATTTAAAGGTGATACCCCACAAACATCAGCACCACAAGCATCAGCAGCTTCTTCGAAGACAGCAGATGTAAAGGATGCATTTGATGATTTATTTAATAACTAAAATTAGGATATGGCAACGAAACGTGATGAATTATCTTCACTTCTCGCCACTAATCTTAATAAAAAGTTCAAAGGACAGGCACAAGCTGCATATTTCTTAGATGGCTCAGAACAGACACCCACCGATTTAACGGAGTGGGTGTCTACTGGGGATGATATGCTAGATTTAGCAATATCGAATCGACCGAATGGTGGGTTTCCTGTTGGACGAATAGTTGAGGTTACGGGTTTAGAAGCGAGTGGAAAATCTCTATTATCTGCACATACATTAGCAAACTGCCAGAAAAAGGGTGGGTTAGCAGTATACATAGATACAGAGAACGCTATCAATCAAGAGTTTTTAGAAGCATTAGGTGTTGATACCGCAAAGTTACTTTATGTACCTTTGGAAACGGTAGAAGATATCTTTGATGCAATGGATTCGATTATTGAATCAGTAAGAAAATCTGATAAGAAACGATTAGTAACAATTGTAGTTGATTCAGTAGCAGCAGCTACCACTAAGGTAGAACTTGCTGCAGATTATGACCAAGCGGGTTACGCAACCCAAAAGGCTATAATCATTTCAAAAGCAATGAGAAAGATTACAAATCTTATCGGAAGAGAGAGAATCTTAGTGGTATTTACAAATCAGTTGAGAGTTAGAATGGGGGTATCATTTGGTGACCCATATACAACATCAGGTGGTAAAGCATTAGGATTTCACGCATCTTGTAGATTGAGAATGAAACAGATGGGTAAACTTAACGCTAAAATTGGTGGGGTTGAACAGGCAGTCGGTATTAAGACAAGAGTTCAGGTTATTAAAAACCGAATGGGCCCACCATTACGTTCAATAGATTTTGAAATCTATTTTGATAGAGGTATTGATAGATATGCTTCATGGCTTAACACTATGAAAACATATAAGTTACTAGAACAAGGTGGTGCATGGTACACATGGACTTCCAAAGAGACTGGTGAGATTATCAAATTTCAAGCAAAAGATTTTCAAGGTAAATTGGAAGAGAAACCAGAGATAAAAGAGGAAATGTATAAACAAATTTGTGATGCATATATTTTAGGATACAAAGAAGCATCCGAAAACGCAAACACAGATACAACGCAATTAGATGATACACACGAAATATAAAGAAATGGTTGACAATCTATCTAAAACATCACATGGTGATGTTAATGATAAAGTAATGATTGTTGATGGTCTTAATATGTTTATCAGATGCTTTGGAGCAGTTCCAACTTTAAATGACGATGGGAATCACGTCGGTGGGGTAACAGGTTTTCTGTTATCCCTCGGCGCTCTTATCCGAAACAATAAACCTACTAGAGTTTTTATGGTATTTGATGGAAAGGGTGGTTCTACTCGTAGAAAGAAAATGTATAAAGGTTATAAGGAAGGTAGAACTGGGATGACTAAGGTAAACAGATTAGCTGGATACGAAGATTTAGAAGACCAGAGAGAATCTATGAAGAATCAATTCAATACGTTGATGAGATACTTAGATTTACTACCCATTGATGTATGTTTCGTAGATTATGTTGAGGCTGATGATATTATGGCATATGCTGCAAAGCATGTATTCAAAAAAGAAGTTATGATAATCTCATCCGATAAAGATTTCTTACAATTAGTTGATGACAGAATATCTGTATATCAACCAACTAAAAAGAAATGGATGTACAAAGATGATGTGCAAGAGTTATATGGAGTTCCATCAAAGAACTTAGTCTATTTCAGAATCTTCGATGGTGATAAATCAGATAATATTCCAGGTGTTAAGGGTGTAGGCCCTAAAACAATTTTAAATAAGTTACCATTCCTTCAAGAAGATAATATGAGTATGGATAAATTGTTTGAAAATGTAGAGAATCTTGATGATGAGAAGCTAAAAGCAAAGATAATGGATAGTAAAGATGTATTAACATTGAACTACGATTTAATGCAGTTAAAAGAACCAGATATGTTGAGTGCAGCAATAACCTCAACAGTCCGTAGTATGATAGAATCACCAATTGAAGGATTAAACTCATTTCAGTTCAAAAAAGATTTTATGGTTGATAAACTATACACTGCTTTTAAGAATATAGAGGTGTGGTTATCAAACACTTGGACAGAATTAGACACATATTCAAAACAAACTAGAAAATAATTTGTTAGTTTAAAATAAAAGTTGTATATTTACACTCTATGGATAAATTTGGAAATAAATTTGGGACTAGCTTTCAAATAAAGATAATCTCAGCGCTATTATCTGATAGAATATTCCTACAAACGGTATATGATATCTTGAAGCCTGAAGCGTTTGATTCGGAGGCTAATGAGTGGTTAGTAAAGATAATACTAAAGCATTTTGATGAATTCTCTAAATTACCCACATTAGATGTATTTAAAGTTGAAATAGATAAGGTACAGAGGGATGTACTAAAACAATCGGTTTTAGATAACTTAAAGCAAGTTTGGAATCAGTTAGAATCTGATGATTTAGAGTATGTTAAGGAACAAACGTTGGAGTTTTGTAAAAACCAAAACTTTAAGGGTGCTATCTTAGAATCTGTTCAATTACTTGAAGAAGGTAAGTTTGATGTTATCAAAGAAAAGATTGATAACGCTATGAAATCAGGACAAGATACTGATATCGGACATGAGTACAAATTAGATGTTAAAGTACGATACGAATCAAACATTAGAAATGTTATTCCGACTGGATGGGATGTAATCGATGAATTAGTAGATGGTGGTTTTGGTAAAGGTGAACTTATACTATTTGCAGCACCTCCGGGTATTGGTAAATCTTGGGCATTAATTAATGTTGGGATGGCAGCTGTAAAAGCTGGTAAAACTGTGGTTCATTATACATTAGAGTTAAACGAAGGTTATGTAGGTCAGAGATATGATGCTATACTAACAGGTACAGCAGTACCTAACCTAAAATATAACATCGAAGAAGTAGAACGACAGGTTTCTAATTTATCAGGCGAATTGATAGTTAAGTATTGGCCAACTAAATCTGCTGGATTGAACGCAATAAGAGCGAGTCTTGATAAATTAACATTGCAGGGTAAGAAGCCTGATGTGATAATTTGTGATTACGCAGATTTATTATTGGGTAATAGTAGAAAAGAACGACACGAAGAGTTAGAAGAGCTAGTAGAAGGATTACGAGGTATTGCTGGTGAATATGAATGCCCGTTATATACAGCATCACAAATTAATCGAAGTGGAGCAGATGCAGATGTTATTACAGGCACATCAATAGCAGGTTCATTCTCAAAATTGATGACTGCTGATTTTGTGGTATCATTAAGTAGAAAGATTGAAGATAAATTAGCAGGAACTGGTCGATGGCACGTAATAAAAAATAGATTTGGACCAGATGGTATGACTCTACCATCTAAAGCAAATATGAGTAATGGTAGGATGAGTATTTATTCAGATGACTCTGTTGATGGTAAACAAACCCAAAGTGATATGAATAAAGGGGGGAGTTTAGTAAGAAAGAATTTGTTGCAAAAATACAACGAATTAAAAACAGATATTGATTTTTAATCTATATTTATTATCACCCCAAAGAACTTAAATTAACAAAAAATAAAAGAAAAAGAATGGCATTATTTAAAGAGAGAATAGAGTATAAACCATTCGAATACCCAGAGTATTATACCGAAGGTTGGTTGAAGCAAGCACAGGCATTTTGGTTACATACTGAAATTTCAATGCAAGGTGATTTAAAAGATTGGAACGAGAACCTATCAGAAGAAGAAAAGAATTTAGTAGGTAATATCCTATTGGGATTCGCTCAAACTGAATGTGCCGTATCTGATTATTGGACTACTATGGTTACTAAGTGGTTTCCAAAGCATGAAATTAAACAAATGGCTATGATGTTTGGTTCGCAAGAAACAATTCATGCAACTGCATACTCATACCTAAACGAATCTTTGGGATTAGAAGATTTTGAAGCGTTCTTACATGAACCTGCAATAGCAGAAAGGTTTGAATTTCTAACCGCTACTTCGGCTGATTGGACACATACGGATTTACAAACAAATCCTGATGCCAGAAAAGAAGTAGCCCGTTCATTAGCAATATTCTCAGCATTCGCAGAAGGTGTTTCCTTATATAGCTCATTTGCAGTTCTATATTCGTTTCAGATGAGAAATCTTTTAAAGGGAATAGGTCAACAAATGAAATGGTCTGTAAGAGATGAATCTCTTCATTCTAAGATGGGTTGTCAGTTATTCAGAGAAATGTGTAACGAATATCCTGAACTTTTTGAAGAAGTTAAGGATGATGTACATGAAGCAGCAAAACATATGATAGAAATGGAACATAATTTCATTGATATGATATTTGAGAAAGGTGATTTAGAAAACTTAAAATCAACTGATTTAAAAGAGTTTATCTCAAAAAGAGGTAATGAAAAGTTAAAAGAATTAGGATACGAACCTACATTTGAATTTAATGATAAGAAAGCATCTAATTTAGATTGGTTTTATCATTTGACCGGTGGAATAACACATACAGATTTCTTTGCAGTAAGACCAACTGATTACAGTAAGGCAAACGAAGGTGAAGATTTTAATGATATGTGGTAATAATAATAAAAAAAGAAGTTATGAAGAATTTTGATGAATTAATTACAAACGTAATAGGGTGGGCAGATGATAAAAACATCTTAAAAAGTGAAAACGCCCCAAAACAAATGTTAAAAGTAATGGAAGAGGTAGGTGAAACTGCCGGAGCTCTTGCTAAAAATAACAAAGATGAATTGGTAGATGGTATTGGGGATTCCTTTGTAACATTGATTATATTATCAATGCAATTAGGATACCACCCATCAGAGTGTTTAGAAGCAGCATGGAATGAAATAAAAGACCGTAAAGGTGAAACTAAAAATGGGGTATTCATAAAAGAATGAAGAATCACGGAGAAGAATTAGGATGGGAGTTGGATGTCGATTTCCCATCGTGGGCAAATACAGAAATATATGTTAAAACAATTAGTAAAGGTTACCTTTTGGAAGGAGAAACTCCAAAAGATGCGTATTGGCGTGTCGCTACTAAGGTCGCGCGCCGTTTGGAACGAGGTGATATGGCCTCTAAGTTTTTTGATTATATTTGGCGTGGTTGGCTTAATCTTGCTACTCCCGTTTTATCTAATACAGGTACTGATAGGGGTTTGCCGATATCTTGTTTCGGAGTTGATGTTGGTGATTCGATTCAAGAAATAGGAAACAAAAACTTAGAAATGATGCTACTCGCCAAAAGTGGTGGTGGTGTTGGTTTTGGTATGAATATGATTAGACCAGCAGGTAGTAAAATCAATCAAAATGGAACATCAGATGGTGTAGTACCATTTGCTAAGATATTTGATTCAACTATTATAGCTACTAATCAAGGTTCAGTTCGTAGAGGTGCTGCATCAGTAAACTTAAACATAGAACATGGTGATTTTGATGAATGGATTGATATTCGTGAACCAAAGGGTGATGTAAACAGACAATGTTTAAATTTACATCAATGTGTTGTGGTTGGTGATAAATTCATGCGACAATTAGAAGATGGAGATGCTGAAGCTCGTAGAAAGTGGAGTAAGGTAATTCAGAAACGTAAAGCAACGGGTGAACCTTATATTATGTATAAAGGTAATATCAATAAAGCAAATCCAGAAGCATATAAGCATAATGGATTAAAAGTTCATATGACAAACATATGTTCTGAGATTACATTACATACAGATGAGAATCATTCATTCGTATGTTGTTTATCTTCTCTTAACCTTTCAAAATACGATGAGTGGAAAGATACAGATTTAATTTATACAGCAACTTGGTTTTTAGATGGTGTATTAGATGAGTTTATCCATAAAGCAAAAAATATGCGTGGGTTTGAAAACTCAGTACGTTCAGCAGAAAAGGGTAGAGCATTAGGATTAGGTGTATTAGGGTGGCATACTTACTTACAACAAAGAGGTATACCATTTGATTCATTAACCGCACAATTTGAAACTCGTAAGATATTCTCTCAAATGAAGATTGAATCTGAAAGAGCAAGTAGAGATTTAGCAGATGTATATGGTGAACCATTATGGTGTGTTGGTACTGGGTTGAGAAATACTCACCTAAGAGCAATTGCACCAACGGTTTCTAACTCTAAATTAAGTGGTAACGTTTCTCCAGGTATTGAACCTTGGGCTGCAAATGTATTTACTGAACAAACTTCAAAAGGTACATTTATTAGAAAAAACAAAGAATTAGAAAAAGTTCTCCGTAAAGCTGGAATCAACACCAAAGATACTTGGGATAAGATACTTGCTGATGGTGGTAGTATTCAGGATATAGCTGAATTAGATAATTGGTTATATTGTGATGGTAAACTTACAAATATATCAGAAGTAGGTGAGGGTATTGAGTGTGATAGAGTAAAGGATGTATTTAAAACCTTTAAGGAAATCAATCAATTAGAATTGGTTAGACAAGCTGGTATCAGACAACAATACATTGACCAATCAGTATCACTAAATTTAGCATTCCCATCTGAGGCAACTCCGAAATGGATGAATACAGTTCATATGGAAGCGTGGAAGCAAGGTGTAAAAACACTTTACTATACGAGAACCGAATCAGTACTCAGAGGTGATATAGCACAACAGGCGATGGACCCAGATTGCCTCTCATGTGACGGATAGACGATAGTGTGGTCTAACGACCACCTTTAGGACCGTTATTCGTAACGGACGAGATGGGGAGATTCGCTACCTCCCCATTTCATTTTTGATAACAATTAAAATAAAAGCATTATGAAATATTTATACTTCTCAGCCCAATGGTGTCAACCCTGTTCAACATTATCACCGATTATGGCTCAAGTAGGACAATCAGTATCAGTTCAAAAAATTGATGTAGATTCACAATCAGCATTAGCATCACAATACAACGTTAGGAATGTACCAACTGTGATATTAGTAAACGGGTCAACTGAAGTAAAACGATTCGTTGGGATTCAGTCAAAAGAAACTTATATAAATGCCGCAAGATAAATTAGGAAATTCCAAAAAAAAGTTGTATATTTACAATAAGAAGAGATATATTAGTATGGTAAAGCGAGCGGCATGGATGTTTGATAATAGGTTAAGGGGTGAGAACCACCCAAATGCTAAACTCACATCAATTGATGTGATTACGATTAGAGAACTACACTCTAAAGGATTCTCAATAAAAGTTATTGCAAAAAACTTTAAAGTATCAGGTTGGAACATCAGACGTATCGTTGATAGAAGAACGTGGGTTCACCTATAACCAGTTTTTTCATTGCTGGTAAAATTATAGATACACATTTAATACATATAATATGAAATTTAGAGACTGGAACGTAGAAGAAATAGTAAACAATAAAACATGGACACACTTATAAAAACAACAACTAAAGAGTATTTAGAACAATTTAAAGGTATGAAACCATACCTCTCCATTAATGAAGAGGAATGGTCGTATATCAAAGAAACATTTCCGAAGGATGAAGTAAAGGAATGTTTAGCAGATATCCTTATGGATTATGAACTACCAACTGCAGAATTATCTGAGTTGGATGCATACAACGCTTTTATGAAACTTAAAGGTATCAGGTGGAATGAATTACTTAGAGAAGATGAGTGGTTTCAGAGAAAGGCAAGTGAATCAACGTATCCACTAACTTTCAGAGGTAAACCACAATACATTCGTAGATTAAATATAGGTAATAATGCATCAAATGCCTTTCAGCAAGAAAATCGATGGGGTGTTGATGGTACAGTTTCACCAGGCCCAAAAAGAACATGGGAAACACGTAACTTTATGGTTACTCTAATGGGTGGATTATACACTCTAAAGTTCCCAAAGATAACAAGAAACGAACTAAGAGTTTGTTTAAGTTTAAGAAAATACATTTGTTCTCAGTTCAAACCAAATGTTGCAAAGGCATTCTATGAAATGATGGGTTCTGAAAATATATTAGATTTCTCAGCAGGTTGGGGTGATAGATTCGCAGGGTTTATGGCAGCATCAAATACTAAACATTATGTTGGATTAGACCCACGAAAAGAAAATCATCCATATTATCATAAACAAGGTGAGTTTTATGATAAACACTCTGGATTTTTTGAAGGTAAAAAGAATTGGGAGTTTCACCAAACTGCAGCTGAAGATTTTGATTTTACTCCATATGAGAATCACTTTGATATGGTATTTACCTCACCACCTTACTTTTCAGTTGAAAGGTACTCATATGATGATAATCAGAGTTGGGTTAGATATAAAACCATTGAAGAGTGGAATACGAACTTCTTACACGCAACTTTAGAAAAGATATGGCCAACAATCAAAAAAGGTGGGTATATGGCAATAAACATTGCAGATGTTTATGCATCATCTGGTGGTGAACGAAAGTATATGGAAATAACAAATCCAATGAATGATTTTATTAAATCGTTAGGTGGTACTTACGAAGGGTGTTTAGGTATGGAAATGGCAAAACGACCTGGTTCTGTAGGGGCTGGTGTGGTTATCGAAGAAGATAGACATAGATACACCGAAGAAGAACTAAGAAAACACGATGAAAATGTAGGTAAAACTTTTTGTGAACCTGTTTGGATTTGGAGAAAGTAAAAAGTTGTATATTTAATAAAATAAGTAAGAATTGTTTAGGAAATACGAAATAGTTTTCGTATATTTGTTAAAATTAAAAGAAGTTAATGTATCAAAATGTATATTTCGAAAAACAAGAAGGAATCATTCATGCGTGGGATGATAAAAAAGGATATTTTACAAAGAAGTATAGGAATTATGCTTATGTAGAAGATGGTAATGGTTCATATCAATCAATCTATGGCGACCGATTAAAGAAAATTAACTATTGGAAGAAAGAAGATAACCTTAAACTTTATGAATCTGATGTAAATGAGGTAACTCGCTTCTTGATTGATGAGTATGGTGATTCTGATGAGGTATCAGAGGGTAACGTTGTATTAACGTTTGATATTGAGGTAGAAATGAACTCAGGCTTACCTGATATTACCGAAGCTAAGAACGCAATGACTTCAGTAGCATTCCATGATTCAGCAACAAAAGATTATCACGTATATGTTATAAACGATGGTGATGAGATAAACAAAACTATCAAAGGTGCTATGGTTCGTTCTTTCCGAAGTGAGGAAGATATGTTAATGGCATTCTTATCTAAATGGGAAGAGATTTCACCTACAATCATAACAGGTTGGAATATTGATTTCTTTGATGTAACTTATCTTTATAATAGATTGAATCGTTTATTAGGAACTAAAAACGCAAATAGATTATCCCCAATACAAAAGGTTCATTGGAATAAATACAGACAGCGTTATATCATAGCCGGTGTATCTGCATTAGATTATATGGCTCTATTTAAAAACTTTACACCTAACGAACACCCAAATTATAGATTGGATACTATTGCTCGTATGACATTGGGGCGAGGTAAGATTGAATACGAAGGAAACCTTGACCAACTATTCAGAGATGATATTGAGAAATTCATTGAATATAACTTAGTGGATGTTGAGTTAGTAGTTGATATGGATAAGAAATTACAGTTCATTGATTTAGCTCGCTCAATCTGCCACTCTGGCCACGTATTCTATGAAGATTTCATATTCTCATCAAAATATTTAGAAGGAGCGATATTAACATTCCTACGAAGAAGTGGTCGTGTAGCTCCAGATAGACCTCAAAGAAGAAATAAGAATGCTGATGGTTCTGACGCAGAAGGTAAGTTTCAAGGTGCATATGTTAAAGAACCTAAACCTGGTCTTTATAAGTGGGTATATGATTTAGATTTAACATCTCTATATCCATCTATCATTATGACAATTAACATTTCACCTGAAACAAAGGTTGGTAAGATTAAGGGTTATATGGTTGAAGACCATATGAAATCTACTATTGATAAATATACTATTGTAGATGATAATGGTAAAGAGTACCCACCAATGGATAAACCTAAGTTTGATGATTTCGTTAAAAAGATGGATTTATCAGTTGCATCAAATGGTGTTTTATATAAGCAAGATAAAGTAGGTGTAATACCTGAGATTCTTAATGTTTGGTTTGATACGAGGGTAGAATACAAAGACCAGATGAAAAAGTACGGTAAAGCCGGAAATGATGAATTATATAAATTCTACCATCAGAGACAGTTAGTACAAAAGATTATGTTGAACTCATTATATGGTGTACTCGGACTTCCTGCATTTAGATTCTATGATGTTGATAACGCAGAAGCAGTTACACTTACAGGTCAAACTGTAATTAAAACAACTGAGATGATTGCAAATCAATATTATAGTAAACACATCGGAAAAACTGATGATTATAACATATATGTTGATACAGATTCGGTATTTTACCAGGCAGCACCATTAGTAAAAGCTAGGAATCCTGAGATTGATGAGAATGATGATGCACAAATGATACCTGCTATTTTGCAAGTAGCACAAGAAGTTGAGGCTCACATCAATGGGGTGTATGATTCAATGTCTAAGAAAATGTTCAATGTAATTAATCATCGATTTGATATTAAGCAAGAAACAATCGCAAAGGGTGCTTTTTGGGTATCTAAGAAACGATACGCACAATGGATTATCAATGATAACTCTGTGGATTGTGATAAGTTAGATGTTAAGGGATTAGATGTAAAGCGTAGTTCATTCCCAACATACTTTAAAGAGGTGATGTCTACTGTGTTATGGGATATCCTACGGGATGAGGATAAGGATAAATTGGACCAGAAGATTTTAGATTATAAGGATGATATGCCAAATCGAAATTATATTGATATCGCCAAGAACTCAGCAGTAAAGGGTATGAGTAAATATTCTACTAAAACGCAAGTACTTGGTGAATTTATGAAAGGAACACCTGCTCATGTTAAAGCAGCACTTACTTACAATCAATTATTAAAGTATTACAATACCGCTTTTAAATACGAACCAATGAAAGATGGGGATAAGATAAAGTATGTGTATTTGAAGAATAACCCATTAGGATTAGAAACGGTTGGGTTGACTGGTTATAACGACCCAAAGGAGATATTGGATTTAGTAGAAGAGTATATTGATTACGATAAGTTATGGGAGCGTGAGTTAACGAATAAGTTAGATGATTTCTATTCAGCAATGAAATGGGAGAAGCCTTCTCCTAATTTAAAAAAGGCATCGCAATTTTTTGGATTTTAATTAGGATAATTCAAAAAGTTTTTGTATATTAGTGTAAATAATAATTAATAATAAGTAAATTTTATGAAAAAAGTAAGTGTAAGCAGGTTCATTCAGAAGTATAATCTATCTGGATTAATCGAATCAACAAAGTGGAATGTTAAGGATAACAAATTAACCACACAGTTTATTTCAGATGATAAGTCTGTTTTAGGTAATGTTAGTATGACTGATTTTAAGTTTGAAGAAGGTGACTACGGTATTTATGATACGACTAAGTTAACAAAAATGTTATCTGTATTATCAAACGATGTGGACATTGTACCATCTAAGTATGATGGGAAGGTAACTGCACTTGATTTGAAGGATAAAGGGACATCAGCGACTTATATGTTAGCAGACCTTTCAGTTATACCTGTAGTTCCTGATTTAAAACAACTACCACCATTTGATGTTGAAATTGATATTGATTCTACATTTGTAGATAGATTCAACAAAGCAAAAAGTGCTCTTTCTGATGAGAAGAATTTTACATTTCAATGTAAAGATGGTAATGGTAAAATCATTATTGGTTATTCTAAAACCAATACTAACCGAATTTCTATTGATATAACCTGTAAATGTGAAAAGGATGTAGAAGGTATATCATTCTCAGCAGATTTCTTAAAAGAAATACTAAACGCAAATAAAGATGCTAAGTCAGCCTCAATGCAAATATCAACACAAGGATTGGCAAACCTAAAGTTTGATGTTGATAATTATACATCTGAATATTTCTTAGTAGAGGTACAGTCATAATGAATTATTTTTACGAACAAAGTAAGTTCTCTGAATTTAAATCCGATACAACTTATCATCAGTTATTATCTAAGACTGATGATGAGTTTGTTGAGTGGGCTAGGTTATTGCGTAAAGAAGTCACAGATGCATGGGATGGTGCCGGGCAACCACCTGTTAAGGGTAAAACTGAAGAAAGTATTATTAAACATTTTGGTAAACTAAAAAATAACGATTGTGATTTCTTTATTGAAGATACGTCTGATGACGAATCATTGGGTATATTAAAAAACTTTAATAAAGACCAGAGTGTAGTAAATCAGTTTTTTCCCACAATGTTAAAGACTAGAATTTCTAATGGAGTATCGGCGGATGGTGGGTTATCTATTTACGATTACTTTGCTCAAGACGACTTAGAAGACGCGTTTGTAAAAGTAATGCGACGTGCGGTTAAGAGAGATTCCATGTATGCATGGAGTCGTTCACTAACATCTAAAAGGGATGAAAACCCATTTTGGAATGGACAAACCCCTATCGACTTTATAAAAGATATTTCAGCTGGTAAGATATTTACAGGTAAGTGGAAGAATTTTGATATAGTTCTTACTAGAACAACCATACCTGCCATTCGAAAGTATGGTCCATTGGATGAGGGTAAATGTACTTATGGTACTATTTTCTTCTTAGATGCCAAGCAGGTAAATCAGTTAGTAGATGGTGGTTACTTAAACCAACGACAGATTTCTAATTGTGGGGGTATTGAAGATTCGAGAAGTCAAAAAAATGGTAAAGTAGTGAAGTACCTATATAATATTAGATGGTATAACACCGAAGATGGGATATTTCCAAGAATCGTTCAAGCATTCAGATTAGGATTAGGTCAACCAGCCGTAAACTTCCCAGCTCTTACGGCAAAGTGGATTTATGAAAACTACACCAACCACATAGAACAAGATGAACCATTACATATCTATGATTCATCGGCCGGATGGGGTGGTAGGATTGCAGGAGCAATGAGTAGTAGAAAGAAAACTCATTACATCGGTACTGACCCAAATCCTGATAATTTTATTCCTAAACTTGGGATTTCACGTTATGAGTATATGGCAAATTATTACAACAAAACTTGTATAGATACACATTCAGACGTACTAACAAGTTTTTTTGAAGTAAAATCCAATGCAAATACATTTGAACTGTTTCAAGATGGGTCTGAGTTAATTCATAATAATCCTGATTTTCAAAAGTATAAGGGTAAGTTGGATTTATCATTCACATCACCTCCTTATTTTAATAGAGAACAATACTCACAAGATGAGAATCAATCATTTATTGCATATTCTCAGTATGATGATTGGCGAGAGAATTTCTTAAAACCTACACTTACAACCATATATGAGTACTCAAAAAGTGATAGATATATTCTATGGAATATTGCTTCAATTAAAGTTGGTAAAGATACCTATTTTGAGTTAGAAGAAGATTCTATTAAGATTTTAAAAGAACTCGGTGCAGAATATAAAGGTAAACTGAAAATGTGTATGGCCGCAATGATTGGTGCTAATGTAAACAAACGTGAATCAGTAGAAGGTAGTATTAAGAATATGGTTCAAACAAATGGCACGTGGTACAAATATGAACCTATATTCGTATTCCATAAAAAATAAATAATCAATATGAAAAAATTAATTATAATAGTGGTGGTAATGTTAATGTTTAGCGCTAATATTACCATCATTGGCTGCAATTCGATTCGTAATGCAACTGATTGGGAATACAAACATAAAAAATACGAAGTTAAGAAGCGAGACCAAAATCCACATAAAAGAAACTTTAAGTATAACCCTAAATATTAAAAAACTATGATTAAAAAAGAAAAGCACTCACTATGGGTGGAGCGGTATAGGCCGGACTCTATGGATGGGTATGTTGGTAATCAGCATATCATAGAGAAAGTAAAGATTTACATTGAGAGTAATGATGTACCCCACTTGTTACTATACGGACAAGCTGGAACAGGTAAAACAACTCTTGCTAAAATCATTACAAACCAAATCGATTGTGATTTGATGTATATTAACGCATCTGATGAAAACTCAGTTGATGCAGTTCGTGATAAGATTCGTGGATTTGCATCATCAATGGGATTCAAAGAGTGGAAGATTGTAATACTTGATGAAGCAGATTACCTAACACCAAACGCACAAGCTGCTCTTCGTAATCTGATGGAAACATTCTCCAGAACGACACGATTCATTTTGACTTGTAACTATGTAGAGAAAGTGATTGACCCCATCCAAAGTAGATGTCAGACATTTGGGATTACACCACCATCTAAAAAGGAAGTAGCTATGAGATTGAAACAAATCTTAGATATGGAAGAGGTGAAGTATGAAATGTCCGACTTAGCAATCTTAGTGAATAGTGGATACCCTGATATTCGTAGAGTTTTAAACGCAGCTCAACGACAAGTGGTAGGTAATGAATTAAAGATTGATAAGACATCTACGATTCAAGCCAACTATATGGATGAGGTACTTACTGTATTACAATCAAATGGTAGTGTTAAAGATTCTTTTACTAACGTAAGAAAGATTATAGCTGATTCAAAGGTAAGAGATTTTACACCATTTTACAGATTTTTGTATGATGAAGTAGATAACTATGCAAATGGTAAGATTGGTAGTACAATCTTAAATATAGCAGATGCTCAATATAAGGATTCGGCGGTAGTAGATAAAGAAATCTCAGTAATGGCTATGTTGTTAGAAATAATAACTGACATTAGAAAATAAAAGTAAATAAATTAGGATATATGGAAAAGAATTCGTATATTTGTGTAAACAATAAGTAAATTAAATTAGTAAACAATAAACAAAAGTAGTATTATGACAAATTCAAATGAAATTTTCGAATCAATTAAAGAATTATATACAGAATTCGAAGCAGAGCACAACGGTACAACAAAGGCATCTAAAAGTAGAGCTAGAAAAGCTATCGGAGAAATCAAAAAGTTAGTAACTGAGTATAGAAAACTATCAGTAGAAGAATCTAAGTAATTATGGCAAAGAAGAGTGGAAAGGTGATTGGCATGAGCCAATCATCACCTGCACCTAAAATGCAGTTAGACCCAACTAAGTTGGAAACCGTCCGTTGTGAAGAATGTGATGGTGTATTCTTCAATGAGGTAACGATGTATAAAGTAGTTCCTGCAGTACAAGCACCTAATGGTCAGAAATCGATGTTACCTATTCCGGTACAACGATGTGCTGATTGTGGTAGTGTATCAGAACAATTTTTACCAAAAGAGTTATTACCTTAATGGCGAAAAAAGCAAGTACAGGTATAAAAGCAAAATCCATATTCGACCACTTAGCTGGTATAAAGGAAAAGAAAACATCTTGGGAATCTTTAACAGATATGGACAAGAAATCATTCAGCCCCTTTATAATCAACCGATGGTTAAGTATGAATATGGATTTGCTGCCTATTGTTAATATTCTCCAAAAGTACACAATCGGACTTCTATCTGCTAGAGATACCTACAAAGTATATTTAGATTTCCTACCTAATAAGAAAACGTTTGATAAATATATCAAAGGTAAATCTGATGGGAAATATAATAAAGATATGTTAAAGTATCTATCTACTTGGTATGGTGTTTCTCAGAGAGAGGTTATCGATTATATGGAGCTCCTACCGAAGCAGGAGGTTTTGGATATATTAATGAAGTATGGCATCACAGACAAAGAAGCTAAAAAACTATTAAAAAAATAAATTATGGAAAACAAATCAAAACAAGTAGAAAGA